CCTGTGGCGTCGGAAGTATTATCAGAACCTTGGCCAGCAGTCCAGTATTGTACCTGGAATTCTACGGTATACTCTTCAATAGTATCTGCGCTGTCATATGAAAGATCAATCGCACTAACATTAGTTGGGAAGATATCATAAAACTTGTAGCTTCTCAGCGGTTTAATTGCAGATCCATTTAATATAGCAGAATTGTTAGTAGAGTTAACAGTACCAGCACCTCGACCAAGTTGATGTACAAATGCATCGGTCATGTATGAAGAAGGATTTGTTGCGCCAGTATTATTTTCCAGTTTACTGATAGCATTGATCCATCTTTCAAATGCAGTTCTTAGCTTAAAGTCTTCATCATTTATAATAGTTACTGTCCAAGGATCAAAAGTTCTATCTCCAGCAACCTTTAATATTCTTCCACGAAATGGAACATCAATTGGGTTAACATTTGAAGCAGGTAGATTTGCAGTTTTGCACATAAATTTAAATGTTTCTGCTTCTTGTCCAGCTCCAGTATTCCAGAAACTCTGTAATCTTGATGGAAAATTTGGAATTTCAACTTCAAATAGATTTGGCCTTGCGCCGCCACCAGAAAGTCTTTCTTTAAAACCAGTGATTGTTCTGAGTGTAGACATTTTTAATACCTCCTTTATTGTTGATTTTAATTATAATCAGACTCTACCTACAACTTCCTCAAAGGAAATTCCAGTTCTAGTAGCAACAAAAGTCAATGTAATATAATTGATGGATCTGGTTGGCTTGAGGAAAATGTCAGCCCTAAACTCATTATTGTCAATTACATCAGGAGTGTTATTTGTAGTATCACAAACAACCAAGAAATCATATACACCATTCTTTGCTTGGACATCTCTTAGATATGGCTCAACAATATTTACAAAGTTTGCCCTTGTAGTTTGGTTGTTAAGTTCAAAGAGTTGAGCTTCTGCGGATCTTCTCAATGCTTGTTCAACAGTCAAGAATAGTCTGCGAACATTAATTCTATCAAATGCTGATGCGTAAGCGAGTGCAGTCTTATCACCAAACAATAAAATTCCAGTTCCTGGTTGATTGATGATTGAATTAATTCTTGCCTTATAAAGAAGATCTCTCTGTGATTTATTTGGATTGTATGCTAGCTTGATTGCATTATTCAAAACACCTCTTTGTTGGCCAGCTGGAGAGAACCATGGATATGCAGTCACATTCGTTCTGGCCATAAGACCAGCGATGTCAGCATTACATGGAATATAACGGAATAGGTTATTAAAGCGATCGTAAGTATACTTATACCCACTATCAAATATTGCATAAGAAGAGGATGACAATGGAGAGAAGAAATCTACTACATTATTTGTTTGTGTGGTCGTATTAATTACATTAACGATAGAAGCTCTATATGGAGAGATTACTGCTATACAGTCCTTTCTGTTTTCTGCAATTGAAATTAATTTATTTGCTTTTGCTTGAGAATCTTCTTTTGTTTCTAGTCCAGGACCACAGATTAAGTAATCTACTTCAATTTCATCTTCATTTGAAAATAGATCATATGCGGTATTCAATGCACCAAGAGTTGCTTTTGCTCCATTTCCTGCATAGTCGGCACCACTTACAAGTTCAAAAGTTGCATTACCAATAGCATTAAAAGTAGTTCCTTGTGCTTCCTGATTCCAACCACCACTAGAAAGGCTTAATGGAGTAAATGAAGCAGATGGGACTCCAGAATAAGTACTAAATCCAGTAGCAACTGGAACAACATTGTTTAAGCTATCAGTTGAAGTATAATAATTAGTCCCAGAGTAAACATAATTAGAAAAGTTTGCGAGATAATTTTTATACCAAGTCTTCTGTGGTGAATTTACACCGGAAACAGAATCAGTAGCTTTGGAGACTGAAACATGCTTTTCTAATATATTTCCTTGTACCCCAGTTAAAGATCCGGTATCATCAATAATTACAATATTAAGAGCATCATTTTTCGCACTTCTTGATGCCGCATATTGATTTGTTACTGGTTTTGGTGCGATCGATCTCCAGAACAGAGTTGAATTGGTTAATCCAAGAGTTTGCTGATCATACCAATCTTCTGCAGTAAGAGCAGTATAAAGTCCAACTCCGGTTGATATGCCAGAATTATTAATGAATGTTAAATTAGAACCAGCAATGATTGAAGTTAATTGGGAGCCCTGTGCATAATCTATTTCAGTTTCAGTTCCAGTTGCAGATACTCTGGATACTATTTTTACATCAAAACTTGAATTTCCAGTAGTGTTTGTAGTTACTCCAGTAATAATACCTTTTAAGTAACCACTAAATTGTGATGTGGTACCAACTCCAGCAAATGCAATATTAGAGAGTGAAACTGTAACTCCAAAACCAATACGAGCACCAACATTACCAAGATTAGTAGTGTTAATTCCAATAATTTGATCTGCCTTGTCGTCAATTACGCATACTTTAAGGCCATTTGCCCATGTGCCAGGAGTTTTTGCAGCAAAGTGGTAAGAACCAGTTTGCTGATTATTATAATCATCAAAATTTTTGATGTCTACAGTTGCTGTAGTATTATAACCAACTCTTGCATTTTTAAGGTTGTTGTCATCAACTCGAACAACTTTAAGAATTCCACCATAAGATAGATATGAAGATGCACTCATCCAGTACTCATACTGAGCATCGGTTGATAGTGGTTTACCAAAAGTATTGATTAACTCTTGTTCTGTTGTAATGTCAATTGGCTCTTCGACTGGACCAATTGCAAATGGACCGGCAATTGCTCCAATGTTATCAATAACATTATCAGCTCTTCCTACAGTTAAATCAACCTCTCTGACAAGAATGCCTGGAGATAATTGAGGAGTCGCCATGTTTTTCTCCCTAAAATACTCTATTTCTCTAAAAAATATTTATGAAAAACTTTATTTTAAGGAACTTTTAAAAATTATATTCCCACATATATGACATATCACCATACTCATCAGTAAACCAACGAGTCCCATCTGTATCGACAAAGTTATTATCTTCTCTACCATCAATAATAAATCCAAAAGGAGACATGTCCTGCTCTAGTTGATTTTGCTGTTCTTCATATAATCTTTTTCGGACATCGTTATCCGTCATTTCTTTGAAATAATCTTGGACAATGAGCCAGGCAAAAATTACAAGGCACATAACGAGATCATCATTGCACCCTTCTTCCGCTTCAAATGAATTATATTTTTGTACAAATGTTGTTAGTTCTGATATGGTTTCATAATCACTAAGTATTAATTTTTCTTCTTCTATAATTGCTTTTAAGTTTATACACCCAATCTTTTTAACATTCTTGGACATTTTCACGCCCATTTGAGTTTTTTTGCCGGAAAATCCTTGACCAACAATCTGTCCTGCTCTTCCCCTCATTGAACACATTAAAACATTTGGGTATTCTAGATCATAGTGTAATGCAGCTGCAACTTGATCTCCGACATCATTTACCTCACAAAGTAAATATGCATTATTATATGCTTTCCCTGCATCTTTAATGATATATGGAAACATCATTGGCTTGATTTCATTATTTCTATATTTTGCAACTACTCTATATGGAAATGTAGTAATATCAAAAACAACAAAAGCAGAATAATCTATCTCTACACCTCTTGCGACATCAACCGTAATTACATATTGATGATCATCTATTGGGTCTTCGTGGACATCAAGACCAGCATTTGATTTTATTGGTCGATCTTGAGTTAGTGTTGCTAATTTGGCACCAGAAATTAGTGTATCAACCGAACCAAGAAATTCACAATTATGAGATACAATGTCATTTGTATAATATAAATGATCTCTACCAGAATTGACGATATCAAAAAGTTCTATATCTTTTTTGATGACTCTACGAGATTTTAAGAAAGTGCCACCGCTCTTTGTTAAAATTTCGGTATTTTTATCAAGATCTTTTGCTTTTATGATTCCTTCTATTGTTGATAATGGGTGATCCAGTGAACACTTAAGTTCTTTTCCATTTTCAAAAATCAAATGTGCATAAGTATCTTTTTTGATCTTATTCACACCAAAGAAAGATTCATATCCATTTGGTGTGAGTATTTTTATGTTCTTATGATTTTTAACTACTGTATCTGGTAGGTTCATTGTGTTAGGAATCTTATGCATTTATTTAAGGTTTCTTGTGGGTCTTGATTGTACTCAACATCAGTGACATGTAAAATTTTTAATCCCTTAGACCCCAAAAATAAGTCTTTTGCGATTTCTTTTTCTTCATCGGAGTGCCAATATCTCCCATCAAATTCTATGACTTTATCTTCACAGACAAAATCTAGAACATATCTTGTTTTGTTTAATTTCTTATGGTCTTTGAAGATAATCTTGTCACTCTCAGTAACTACAACAGTTTTTTCATAATTTAATTCAGAAAAATAACAATCATTTAAAGTTAGTTTGTTGTAGATCTTCCAGAATAGCTCTTGCGATGGTTTGGAAACTGCAGATTGCTTGGCAACACAATGTGAGCAAATTTGCAAATCACTATTACCATATCCCAATTCCATGGTGTAAAATTTAATTTTCACTCCACAACTTTTGCAAGTTGGAATGTCATTAGGTTCAAAATCATGAATAATTCTATAAACTTTTTCTGTAATTTTATCCCCATATAGATAGTGATTGCTAGTTAAATTTATAATAGTGTTGTATACATTTTCATCTTCCAAAGATATTGCTTTGGAAAAACCTTGATTATTTGTATCGTATAAGGAAATAATTTCTTTTATTCTTTCCTTTGTATAATTGACTTTGGGGACATATGGTACACGAACTTTAATTTTGTAAGTTGATATTCCATATTTAATTGAAGCTTCTTTTACTGATATGAAATGTAATTCTTCAAACAATTCATCATTACAAATGTCATTCTTGAAATATGTTACTTTTATGTCATGATGGGACATCCAATCCGAAACTTTCTTCCTTGATACATTTAAAATCCTTGCGATTTCACTCAATGAATTTGTTTCTTCGTATAATTTTTCTAGAGTTTCTTTTTTGGGGATAGGATTTTTGAGTTTATCTCGCTCAATTGCTAATTCGCTTTTTGATTTTGATTTAATTCCATATTTTTTAAAAAGTCTGCCAATAACTTGTCGAGTTTTATGCCCATATTTTTGTGCTATCTGATCTTGGCTCATATTTAACACAAAATAATCATTCTCTAGTTGATCCTTGGTCGGATAGGTCATTATACAGTTGTCCAATTGTGGTCTCCATCATTCTACCATCTACACTAATATTTATCAATGTTTCAGGTAAAACACTTTCAAACTCCTGTCTCCATTGACTTTCGCTTGTGTTGGCGATGGTTGTTTTCTTAAATTCTTCGTCTCTTCCTGGAACATCAGTCCAAAAAACCTCAATTGGAACATATTCGTTCTTTCCTTTCTTTGCATCATCCCATAATTTATAGAAATGGTTGAGTCCCTTTGGTGTCGAGACCACAATCACCTTTGAAGATTTACCAGAAGTGATTGTAGGATACACAGAGCTAAAAAATGAGTCAGCAACTTGATTCGGAACGAACGCAAACTCATCTAAGAAAATAATATTATAAGTACTTCCTCGAACGGAAGATGCTGAGGTAGAAGCAGCAAAAATCTTAGATCCATTTTCTAGTTCTAATGAACCTTTATTCCATGAACAAATACCTTGCTGTAACCACTTAGGAAGGTTTTCATAACCAGTTTGAAGACGACCGAGAAGATCGCGTGCAGTTTGCGCCTTATTCGCTAGAATTGCAATATTGACATTATCATTAAAGATTGCATAATGGAGTAGATAAGAAACTACGGTTGTCGATTTTCCCGACTGACGCGGGAGTTTGCAAATGTTAAAACGATTTTCATGAAAAGAATTTAACATCCTTTCTTGAAACGGATACATTTCAAATGGTTGTAAACCATGATCCAAGGTCACAATTTGTATATAATTAGTTGCAAAATATACAGGGTCTTGAGCGCATTTTATAAATTCGACAATTTGCTCATCTGTAAATTCAATTTGGGTATTTGCTTTTTTAAGCAGGGGATTACCCAAATAATGTTCTTCAGCCATAAAATTTAATTAATTATTTTGTATTATTTGTTATATCAATGCACATTTTACTTTTTTTACCACTTCACGACCGAACTCCAGTATGCCGCTGACATTTTTCCCTTTTTTATATTTTTAGCATGTCTTGCTTTAAATCTTTTACGACGATTTGCATAAGCTTCAGATTCATTCTTCTTTTTTGGTGATCCCTTTACACCTTTTTGTCCAAAACGAATAAGCTTCTCTTCTCCTCCTTCACATGCCTTTACCACATGAGATTTTCCTGTTTCGCCGGAGCCATGAGGCTCTGCTTTTGGTTTATTACATTTCATTTGAGACTTTTTTGCCTCTGATATTTCAACCTCTTCCCCAATAGTCCCATTATTCATAAGATAGTTTTTAGATTTTTTGTCTGGAACTTGAATGATGGGAATATTACTTTGTACAGCACATGGAGTATAGGTAACTACCTTACAACCTGGATATACTTTATTAGCTTCATCTGTAATTTCTCTACGATTAGGGATTCTTATTTGCGGGAAAAACATTTGAATATTGTAGTACTTGGCTCTCCACATAAGAGTCACAGACATATTATGTCCATTTTTCTGTGGCATAACAGCCTCAGAAACTGGAACACAATTTGGAACTTCCTTTCCATTTTTCTTTTTTGTTCCGACCATTTCGTATCCTTTCCAACATGGATCTTCACCTTTCATTTTTTTTGCTTTCTTTTTCTTTCCTTCTGAAATGATGGGGTCGGTACTAATAAGATCGATAAATTCATAAGAAATATTACCAAACATATCTCTTACAATTTTACTTTCTTGTTGTGATTC